CACGGGCTACCAGTCGGCGGCCACGAACACGGGCGACTACTCGGCGGCCACGAACACGGGCTACCAGTCGGCGGCCACGAACACGGGCAACCGCTCGGCGGCAGAAGTGAAGGGCGCCGAATCCGTCGCGGCCTCGCTGGGTATTCAAGGCCGTGCCCGTGCAGCAGCCGGCGGCGCCATCGTTGTCTGCTACCGCGACGAAAACGACGGCCGCCTGATCCACATCCGCGCCAGCAAGGTGGGCGAGAACGGCATCAAGCCGGACACCTGGTACGCCCTTGACGCCCAAGGCGAATTTGTTGAACCCGAAACCGAGGAAGTATCCGAATGAGCGAGCACGCCAAACTCTCCCCATCCAGCGCACACCGCTGGCTTCAATGCCCAGGCAGCGTCGCCCTTGAGGCGACTTGCCCGGACGATTCCAGCGACTTCGCCGACGAAGGCACGGCCGCGCACGAACTGGCCGCCATGGCACTGGCGAACGGTAACGATGCCGCTGCCTACCAGGGCCGCATCATCCAGGTGAATGGCAAGGGCTGGGAAGTCACCGACGACATGGCCGGCCACGTGCAGAAGTACATCGACTACGTGCGCAGCATCGACGGCGAACTCATGGTCGAACAGCGCTTGAGCATCGAAGCGATTACCAGCGAGGCCGGCGCCAAAGGCACGTCCGACGCCGTGATCCTGGCCGGCAACGAACTGGTCATCGTCGATTTGAAGTACGGCCGAGGCGTCAAGGTCGATGCCGAGAACAACGAGCAGTTGCAGATTTACGCCCTGGCCGCGCTCAACGAGTTCGAATTCCTCGGCGACTTCCATACCGCGCGCGTCGTCATCGTGCAGCCCCGCCTCGACCATATCAGCGAGTGGGTGCGCAACGTGCCGGACCTGCGCACGCTGTTCGCCGAGCACGTCAAGCGCGGCGCCGAGCGCTGCTTCGCAGCCATGCAGTACCACGGCAACTATCAGGAACTGCACGAGAAGTACCTCAACCCCGGCAACGATCAATGCCGTTTCTGCAAGGCCAAGGCGATTTGCCCGACGCTGACCGAGCACGTGCTCTCCACCGTGGCCGACGATTTCGTCGATACCACGCAGCCGGTGGCGCCGCAGATCGAGCACGCCGCAGAGCGCACCTTTGACAACGCCATCCTCGGCAACCTGCTGGGCGCCGTTGATCTGGTCGAGTCCTGGTGCAAGGCCATCCGCGCCAAGGCCGAGGCCGAACTGCTCGCCGGCCGCCCGGTGCCCGGCTTCAAGCTGGTGGAAGGACGACGCGGCGCCCGCCGCTGGGCCGACGACAAGGAAGTCGAAGCCACCATGAAGTCCATGCGCATGAAGCTGGAAGAAATGTACGACTTCTCGCTGATTTCGCCGACCACCGCCGAGAAGCTGCACAAGGCCGGGACTATCGGCCCGCGCCAGTGGCCGAAGTTGCAGGGCCTCATTACGCAGAGCGAAGGCAAGCCCAGCGTGGCGCCCGAGTCTGACAAGCGCCCGGCCCTCGTCATCCAGGCCACCGCCGACGAATTCGCCGACGTGTCCGAAGGCGTGGAGGACTTGGTGTGAAGAACCTGCCGCCTGCCAACGTGCTGCCCCGCGACGCCGCAAAGCTGCTGCAACAGGCGGCACAAACCCCCATCACGCGGGCCGACCCGCTCGCGCGTGTGAAAGCCATCGAGAAAGCCATCGAGCGGGTCAAGCGTGAGTACCCCCAATTTTTCCAGACCAAGGAGCTTTAACCATGAAACTGAAACTCAACAACGTGCGCCTCGCTTTCCCCGTGCTGTTCGAGGCCAAGACCGTCAATGGCGAAGGTAAGCCGGCGTTTTCCGCTTCCTTCCTGATGGACCCGGCCGACCCTCAAGTGAAGGCCCTCGACCAGGCCATCGAGCAAGTCGCCAAGGACAAGTGGGGCGCCAAGGCCGACGCCATCCTCAAGCAGATGCGCGCCCAGGACAAGGTGGCCCTGCACGACGGCGACCTCAAGTCCAACTATGACGGCTTCCCCGGCAACCTCTATGTGTCCGCGCGCAGCACCACCCGCCCGCTGGTCATCGACAAGGACAAGAGCCCGCTCACCGAGCAGGACGGCAAGCCCTACGCCGGCTGCTACGTGAATGCCAGCGTCGAACTGTGGGCGCAGGACAACAACTACGGCAAGCGCATCAACGCCAGCCTGCGCGGTGTTCAGTTCTTCAAGGACGGCGATGCCTTCGCGGGTGGCGGTGCCGCGAGCGAGGACGAGTTCGACGACATCGCCGAAGGCGCTACCGCCGACGACCTCGTTTAACCACGCCAAGCCCCGGCCCTCGGGCCGGGCGCTTTGGTTGCGGTGCTGCGCTGTAAGCCCTGGCGGTACGCCTCTCAACGATGCGCACCATGCCGCCCGGCAGGAGGCGCCCGCAGCACCGCAACCAAAGCGAACACGGAAAAGAACATGACGACCCTCTGGCTTGACCTTGAAACCTACAGCGCGGTGCCCATCACCAACGGCACCCACGCCTACGCCGAAGGCGCGGAAATCATGCTTTTCGCCTACGCCCTCGACGACGGCCCGGTGAAAGTGTGGGACTGCACCGCCCGGCCCCTGATGCCCGACGACCTCGCCGACGCGCTCGACGACCCGTCCGTCATCCTCTACGCCCACAACAGCCACTTCGACCGCACGGTGCTTTGGCATTGCGGCTATCGCCTGCCGCGCGAGCGCTGGCGCGACACTATGGTCAAGGCCCTGGCCCATTCGCTGCCGGGCTCGCTGGGCGATCTGTGCGACATCCTCAAGATTCCCACCGACAAGGCAAAGGACAAGGCCGGCCGCCAGTTGATTCAACTGTTCTGCAAGCCGCGCCCGACCACCAGCAAGGTGCGCCGCGCCACGCGCGAAACACACCCCGCCGAGTGGGCCAAGTTCGTGGAATACGCCGGGCTCGACATCGAGGCCATGCGCGCCATCGACAAGAAGCTGCCGGCATGGAACTACCAGGCCGGGGAACTCGCCTTGTGGCACCTCGACCAGGCGATCAACGACCGGGGCGTCATGGTCGACACCGACCTGGCGCACGCTGCCATCCGCGCCGTGGAACGTGCGCAGAAGGTACTCGCCGCGCGCACCAGTGACCTGACCCTGGGCGTGGTGCAGGCGGCCACCCAGCGCGACGCCCTGCTGCGCCACCTGGTCGCGGCCTACGGCATCGACCTGCCGGATATGCAGCAGAGCACGCTGGAACGGCGCATTGCCGACCCCGACCTGCCGGCCGAGTTGCGCGAACTGCTCGCCATCCGGTTGCAGGCCAGCACCACCAGCACCAGCAAGTACAAGACTCTCGCCAAGGCGGTGAGCAGCGACGGCCGGCTGCGCGGCACGCTGCAATTCAACGGCGCCAGCCGCACCGGGCGCTGGGCCGGGCGCCTGTTCCAGCCTCAAAACCTGCCGCGCCCCGTGCTCAAGCAGGCCGCCATCGACCAGGGCATCGCGGCCCTGAAAGCGGATTGCGAGGATCTACTCTTCGGCAACGTCATGGAACTGACCAGCAGCGCAATCCGGGGGTGCATCGTCGCGCCTCAAGGCAAGAAGCTGGTGGTCGCCGACCTCTCCAACATCGAAGGCCGGGTGCTCGCATTCCTGGCTGGCGAAGAGTGGAAGCTGCAGGCGTTTGCCGACTTCGACACGGTGCAGACCGAGGGCGGCGACTGGATAACCGGCACCGAACTGGTGGCGGCCTACCTCGACCGGCGCCCTGTACCCCTGGCGCTCGACGCCAAGGGCGAGCCCATCCGCAAGGGCCACGACCTCTACAAGCTGGCCTATGCCAAGTCGTTCGGCATCAAGCCCGAGGCCGTGAGCAAGGACAACCGGCAAGTGGGCAAGGTGCAGGAACTCGCCCTCGGCTATGAAGGCGGGGTTGGTGCCTTCCTCACATTCGCCGCCGCGTACAGCATCGACCTCGAAGCCATGGGCGAGCAGGCTATCGGCGCCATCCCCGACGCGATCCTGGGCGAAGCCACCAACGCGCTGGAATGGACGAAGCAGCAGAAGCGCCCGACCTTCGGCCTGACCGACCGCGCCTGGCTGGTGTGCGATTCCTTCAAGCGCTCGTGGCGCTACGCCCACCCGGCCATTTCCTCATTCTGGAAAGACCTCGAAGAAGCCGCACGCATGGCCGTGCTGCGCCCCGGCGTGACCTACGAATGCCGCATGTTGAAGCTACGCCGCGACGGTGCCTGGCTGCGCATCCGCCTGCCGTCCGGCCGCTTCCTTTGCTACCCCAGCCCGCAACTCGACGACGCCGGCAAGCTGTCCTACATGGGCGTCAATCAGTACAGCCGCAAGTGGTCCCGCCTCAAGACCTACGGCGGCAAGCTCGCCGAGAACGTGACCCAGGCCGCCAGCCGGGACGTGCTCGCCGGGAACATGCCGGCCATCGAGGCGGCCGGCTACCAGATCGTCCTCTCGGTGCATGACGAAAACATCACCGAAGCCGAGGACTGCGACGAATTCAGCGCCGACCACCTGGCCGGCCTGATGGCTACCAACCCACCCTGGGCCAAGGGCCTGCCGCTCGCAGCGGCCGGCTTTGAAGCCTATCGCTACCGGAAGGACTGACCTATGACCATGTACCGCCTTTATCGCATGTACCGAGGCTTCGGCTACGGCCGCGCGCTCGCCCTCAAAACTGCATGGAGGCGCACCCGCCATGCGTGAGCGTGTCGCCGCGCTTCTGGCCTACAACCCGGACACCGGCATCTTCACCTGGAAGGTAGCGAGAGGTTGCGCCCCCAAAGGCTCGCCGGCCGGCACGGTCATGGGCAACGGGTATATCAGCATCCGCGTGGATGGTGTTCGCTACCTTGCACACCGCCTCGCCTGGCTGTTGATCCACGGCGAGTGGCCCAAGGGTGAGGTCGACCACATCAATGGCAGCCGCTACGACAACCGGATCGAGAACCTTCGCGACGTTCCGCGCAGCCTGAACCAGCAAAACCAAACCCGTGCGCAGGCCGGCAATTCGACCGGCGCGCTGGGGGTTTCCACGGCCGACGCGAAAGGCCGCTTTCGCGCCCGCATTTTCATCAATGGCAAACAGCACCACCTCGGTACGTTCAAGACCGTGGAGGAAGCAAGCCGCGCCTATGTCACGGCCAAGCGCCAACTGCACCAGGGAGGGGTTATCTAAATGCGCGAATCACAGATTGAAAACTATCTCGTCGAGCGGGTGAAAGCCTTGGGCGGCGAATGTCGGAAGCTGCGGTGGATTGGCCGCAACGGTGCGCCCGACCGTATCGTCATGCTCAACGGGCAAGTGATCTTTATCGAACTCAAGGCGCCCGGCGAGAAGGCCAAGCCGCACCAGGTACGTGAGCACGAGCGCATGCGCCGCATGGGCCAGCGCGTCGAGGTCGTCGATTCCTTTGAGCGCGTCGACGAGGTGCTGGCATGAAGATAGCGATCCCTGAAAACGTCACGAATTCGCTACGCTTCAAGGTCGGCGACCTGTACGCCGCTGGTGGCAACAGCAGCAACACCGCCTTCTGGTTGGTTGTCGCCATCACCGAGCGCGGCGGTGCGCACCTGTTGGGCCTGAATGAGGCCGGCGAGATTGTCAGCACGGCCAGCTACAACGCCCACGCCATCGAATCGCGCCGCAAGGTGGGCCACTGCCCACAAGTCGCAAGCATGACGCTGCACGTTGAAAGCGAGGTGCTGACATGAGCAAGTGGGACCGCCGCATGTTGGGCCTGGTGAATCTCATCGCCACGTGGAGTAAAGACCCGAGCACGGGCGTGGGCGCCGTGATCGTGGATGCCAAGAACCGGGTTGTCTCGCTGGGCTACAACGGATTCCCGCGCGCCGTGTGCGACTCCGACGAGGCCCTGTTCGACCGGGACGAGAAGCTGCGCCGCACCATCCACGCCGAGGAAAACGCCCTGCTGTTCGCGCGCGGCCCGGTGGAGGGTTGCACCCTCTACGTGACACACCCGCCCTGCGCCCGCTGCGCGGCCAAGCTGATACAGGCCGGCATTGCCCGCGTCGTCGCGCAGATGCCTGCCGAGGGCTTCGGCGAGCGCTGGGCCGACGACATGCGCAGCGCCTCGGCCATGTTCCTGGAAGCCGGTGTCGGCTTCGAATACGTGGAGGCCCGGCAATGAGCAACGTCGACCAACACCTTGACGCTGTGCTTCGCGCTGCCGGCTCGGGGTTGCGTTATTACTCGATGCAGAAAACGCTCGACGAAATGCGGGCCGCAATGGGTGCGGCCATGCGCGCCGCAGCGGAAGCCGAGCGGGAAGCCTGCGCGGCACTATGCGACAGCAAGGTGATGGCACTCGATCACGGCGGCAAAGAATACTACCGGCCGGCGCCTGCCGACCGGTGCGCGGCAGCGATCCGGGCAAGGGGAAACAGCGCCGAGGGTTTGGTATGAACCCGACCCAGCGCGTTGAAGCAGTCCGCACCGCCAAAGCCAAGGTGCTAGAGCACTGCATGTGTGCCCACCTGGAAGAAACACCGCACCACTACCAAGTGCAGTACCCACCAGGTTGCCACCCCCTATTCGACGGCTGTCGCGTGTCGAAAGGTATGGGGCAATTAAAAGCCTTGGTTGTGCTGCACGACAAGATGGAAACGCACTACCAGGAAGGCTTGCTATGACCCGGCAAGCCTTCACCCCACGCGAGTACCAGCAGCCGGTCATCGACCACATTCTCGACGTGTCGCGCGACGCCGTGTGGGCCGGCATGGGCATGGGCAAGACTGTGTCCGCGCTGACCGCGCTCGACATCCTTGAAATCACCGAGCCCGGCCCGGCCTTGGTACTGGCCCCGCTGCGCGTGGCCGCGAGCACCTGGCCGGACGAGGCGACGAAGTGGGCGCACTTGCGCAACGTCGAGGTGTCGGCCGTCGTCGGCACGCCCGAGGAACGGCGCGCCGCACTCAAGCGGCCGGCGACGATCTACGCCACCAACTACGACAACCTGCCGTGGCTGGTCGAGCACTTCGGCGACAAGTGGCCGTTCCGCAAAGTGGTGGCCGACGAGAGCACGAAGCTAAAGTCCTTCCGCCTGCGGCAGGGCGGGGTGCGTGCGCAGTCGCTTGCCCGTGTCGCTCATTGCAAGGTCGACCGTTTCATCGAACTGACCGGCACGCCCAGCCCCAACGGGTTGCAGGACTTGTGGGGGCAGGCGTGGTTCCTCGACAAGGGCGTGCGCCTGGGGCGCAGCTTCGAAGCATTCAAGGCCCGGTGGTTCCAGTCCATCCAGGTGGGCAACGACCGCCACGCCGTGCGCCTTGAACCGCTGCCGTTCGCCCAGGAGCAGATCGAGGACCGCATGCGCGACCTGTGCCTGTCGCTCGACGCGCGCGACTACTTCGACATTTCCCAGCCCATCGTCAACGTCATCCGCGTGGAACTGCCGGCCAAGGCCCGACGCCTCTACAAGGACATGGAACGGGAAATGTTCCTCGCGCTGGAATGCGGCACCGAGGTGGAAGCCTTCAACGCGGCGAGCAAGACCATCAAGTGCCTGCAACTCGCCAACGGCGCGATCTACACCGACGACATGTGCAGCGCCTTCGCCGAGATTCACGACGCCAAGCTGCAAGCGCTTGAGGACGTGGTCGAGGAAGCGGCCGGCATGCCGGTGCTGGTGGCCTACCACTTCAAGAGTGACCTCGCCCGCCTGCAGCGTGCCTTCCCCAAGGGCCGCACCCTGGACAAAGACCCGCAAACCATCCGCGACTGGAACGCCGGGAAGATCCCGGTCTTGTTCGCCCACCCGGCCAGTGCCGGCCACGGCCTGAACTTGCAGGACGGCGGCAACATCCTGGCCTTCTTCGGCCACTGGTGGGACTTGGAGCAGTTCCAGCAAATCATCGAGCGCATCGGCCCCACGCGCCAGGCGCAAGCCGGGCACGACCGCCCGGTATTCATCCACCACATCGTCGCCGCCGACACCGTGGACGAGCTTGTGATAGCCCGCCGCGAATCGAAGCGCGAGGTGCAAGACCTATTACTTGAAGCCATGAAGAGGAAACAACGATGAGCGAAGACCGACCCGAGTACGCCGCAGCCCTCACCACCCAGGTGGGCGGCAATCATTACAAGGACATGGCTATCCAGCCGGTCGAGTACATCCACAAGAACGGCATCGGCTATTTCGAGGGCTGCGTCATCAAGTACGTGAGCCGGTGGCGCAAGAAGAACGGCGTCGAGGACTTGAAGAAGGCCCGCCACTTTCTCGACCTGCTGATCGAATTCGAGGACACGCAGCGAGGTGGTCTGTAATGCCCGACGAAATCGACCTCGCCCAGGAGCGCGAACACATCGCCACCAACTCGGCCGTCAATGACGTGCGCGAGAAGGCCGCCCGCATCGAGCCCGGCGTACCGGGCGACTGCGATCTGTGCGGCGAGTGGTCGGCCCGACTGATTCGCGGGGCCTGCGCCCCGTGCCGTGACAGGTACAAGCTGCCATGAGTGAAACCGAATTTTTGACCGCCGACGAACTGGCCGAGGTGACAGGCTACAAGCACGTCGCCAGCCAGCGCGAGTGGCTGGACAAGAACGGGTGGCCTTACGTGGTGAATGCCTCGGGCCGCCCCATCGTGGGCCGCTGGGCTGCGCGCATGCGCCTGGCCGGGGTGCAACCGACCGCCACCGGCACGGGCATGCAGCCCGCCGGCCGACCCAACTTTGCCGCTTTGGATTAAGCTGTCATGATGCGCCCGAAGTCAAACCACCGCGACTTGCCGCCCAGGATGCTGCGCCGCGTGCGCACGCTGAAAAGCGGCAAGGTTTGGGAATCCTTCTACTACAACGGCCGCGACGCCACCGGGCGCCGGGTCGAGATTCCGCTCGGGCACGATCTAAACGAGGCCAAGCGCAAGTGGGCCGAGTTGGAATGTCGCGAGGCGCCAGCAGAAACCGGCCTGATGCGGTTCGTGTTCGACCGCTACGAGCGCGACATCATCCCCACCAAGGCGCCCAAGACGCAGAAGGACAACCTCGGGTGCCTGGCGATGCTGCGCAAGGTATTCGACGCCGTGGGCATCGACACTATCACCCCGCAATATGTTGCGCAGTACCGTGACAAGCGAGGCGCCAAGGCCCCGGTTCGGGCCAACCGTGAAATCGCGCTGCTTTCCCATGTGTGGAACATGGCCCGCGAGTGGGGCTATACAGCCAAGGAAAACCCGGTCAAGGGCGTGCGCAAGAACAAGGAAAAGCCCCGCGACTTCTACGCCGACGACGCCGTGTGGTCCGCCGTATATGCCGCCGCGTGCGTCGAGTTGCAGGACGCCATGGATTTGAACTACCTCACCGGCCAGCGTCCGGCCGACGTGCTCAAGATGCGCCTCGCCGACATCAAGGACGGCGCCATCGAGGTGCAGCAGAACAAGACCAAGAAGAAATTGCGCATCCTGCTGGACGATGAAGGCGCGCGCACCGAGTTGGGCAAGGTCATCGACCGTATCAAGGGCCGTGAGCGCAAGGTGGCAAGCCTGTTCCTGATTGCCACGCCGGCCGGCAAGGCGCTGAACCAATGGACGCTGCGCACCCGGTTTGACGACGCGCGGGCCGATGCCGCCAAGGTGGCCGCCGAAGCCGGCGACGAGCAACTGGCCGTCAGAATCCGCGCCTTCCAGTTCCGCGACATCCGGCCCAAGGCCGCGTCGGAAATGGACCTCGAACACGCCAGCAAGCTGCTGGGCCACACCGAGCAGGAGATAACCGAGAAGGTCTATCGTCGGGTGGGCGAAACCGTGAAGCCGACCAAATGAAAACGGCCCCATGCTCGGGGCCGTTTTCGCACCTGGCGGAAGCGGTGAGATTCGAACTCACGGAGGGGTATCAGCCCTCGGTGCTTTTCAAGAGCACTGCCTTAAACCACTCGGCCACGCTTCCAATTCTGCCCGCCGCCCCGTGGGGGTTGCGGAAATGATTTCCGCAAGTTGCGGAAACGATCAAGAAAAACCCTTATAAATCAACGCGCTCGGAGGCTATGCAACTGCTTTCAAGTCCTCGGAGTAAATGAGGAAAATCAACAGGTTAGAAGCAAATCATTTCCGCAACCCGCTATGATTTGAGTATTCTAACCCGTTGATTATGCGTTAGGCTATAGGGTACATGCGGAAACGATTTTGAGGGGTTCGCCATGACGAAAGAGCACAAGGTACTTGCAGGCATCGCCGCCCTGATTGGGCTGTTCTTTGCTCTCGGATGGGACGCCATGGCCTACCTGGCGTGCGCAGCTTTCGGGCTGTACGCCGGCCGGGACGTTTTCCGCGAAGCATAGCGGCGAAGGCGGGCCGCGTAGGTGCGCAAGATCCCTGCCTTCACTTGGTCGCCCTCTTCAACTTCTCCCAGGTGCGTGCGCCTGCAATGCCCAGCATGCCAGTGATGAGAACCATGAGGGCCTCGACATCGAGCAGCGGAGGCGGGTTCAAATTGGCCGCGATCCAGCCGGCGGCCTGCATGCCGTTCCAACCCCACACCAGCAGCGGGTAGAGGATGAACTGATAGGCCAAGGCGATGACACTGACCCAGCCCACCGCCGGGCGCCAGCCGGCCACGAACACACTGGCGTGCCGGGCCTCTTCCTTGTTGACCTCAAGCTGTCCGCCCAGCCGTTCGGATTCCGCGCGGTAGGCTTCCGTCTCGGCCTTGAGCCCTTCAATTTGCAGCTTCGCCCGTTCCTCGTCGGAAGTGAAGAGGCTGTCCGCCACCTTCCCCACGGTGTCGATGATGCCGCCGATAAGCAGGGGGTTCATGCTGCCTCCCGAAGTGTGCGATTGATCCAGCCCAGCAGGAATTTTTGCTGGGTGCGGTCCTTGGTCACGATGTCACGGTACCGGGCCAGCTTCGCCAGGGCGTAGGCCAGCGCGAATTTATCTGGGTCCATGGTGTTGAGCGCGGCCAGGGTCTTGGGGCCGATCTTGCCGTCCGGCGTGGCGCCGCTCACGATCTGCGCCAGGCGCACCGCCGTGGCGACGCCGGTATTCACGGCGAAGTCGAACACGTTGCGCGCCACCACCTGGTTGGTGATGTTGTCGCCGCGAATCGGCGTCCAGAAGTTCATCCGGTAGAACTGGCGCACCAGTTCGGTGTCGGGAATGTCGCCCGCGTCGATGGCGGCCCAGCCCGGCCAGTGTGGGTGGAAGTTGCGGGCGATGCCGGCGTAGGTCATGCCGCCCCGGTCGCCCTCAACGGTGTGCAGTTTGTAGCCGCCCTCGTTCCGAATCATGGACTCGAAGGCTTGCAGGAAATCGGCCATATCAATGCCCCCCTACCTTGGAAACGATACCGGCCCACATGGCGGCCATGGCCGCAGCAGCGATAACGCCCATCACGGCGAGAAGCCCGTGGTCGGCGGCCTTACGCATGCGCTTGCCGAAGCGCAAGTCCTCGCGGAATTCCTCGACCGACTCGGGCTTATCGACATCGACGCCGAGAATGGCAAACACTTTCTTGACGGCTCGGTCGGCGGCTTCTTGGCATGTGTCGTCGTGGCAACGGCGGTTCAGTTCTTGCATTTCTTCTCCCCTGGTTAGCAGTGATCCCCGGTCGGATCGAATACATCGAGCAGATGCTCACAAATGAAAGTGGCGAGGCGGTTGCGCCATCCTGTGTCGGTGCGCTTGTATCGAATCAGCCGCGCCGTGACCAATGCCTCGCGCGGCCAGTCGAGAAATACCAGCGGCGCGATGAATAGGTTGGCGGCCACGTCCATGAGATAACCGAAGCCCACCACGGGCAGCGCCAGCACCTTGTTGAGCCCCACTAGGCGCTGCGATAGGTGCGCGCGATAGATGCCCATGACGAGCACGTAGGCGCACCAAAAGGCGTACAGGTAAGCGAGCATCGAGAACAGAACAAGGCTCATAGCTTGGCCCCCTCGGTGAAGAGGTCGTCGAGTTGGGCACTGGTCCAGCCGAACGCGGCCGACAGTGCAGCCGCCAGGGGCGAGTCCCGGCGCACTTCCTGGGCGTATTCCCATTCGATGCGGGCCGCGTCGCCCTCGGTGCCGGGCATGTTGGCCACGGCGGTATTGACCTGGGCCAGCAGGCCGGCGCCGAGCAGCGCGAGGCGAGCCTGCCGCATGGTCACGACCTCGGGCACGGCAACAACCGCCGGCACATATTCGGGCAATGCCGGCGGCTGCGCGTCCGGGAAGTCGGCGCGGGTGAAGTTAAAGCGCTCGATGGTCGAGTTGTCCTCGATGGCGACCCAGGCTTGCGCCGTGTCGTCCTTTTCCAAGCGCCACAAAGTACCCGCCAGCAGGGCCATGAAGGCGACGTGCTCGGGCGTGCCGGCAATCGCGTCCAAGTCCTCGCGGGTGTTAATGGAGGGCAATCCCATGTCGATTCTCCAGCCAGGTAAAAAGGTGATTGGCGTCGGCCCACATCGCGTGGCCGGACCATGAGGCGAGAAACTTTTGCAGCCCCTCGTCCTCGCCGTGTTTGATGAAGTTGGCGACCTTGCGCTTGGCGCGGGTCACAGAGTCTTTGCGCAGCAGCTTGTGGCTGGGCCAGATGCGATAGCCCAGGAAGTTGATGCCGCGCGAAATCGGGGCAACCTGCCAATGGCTGATGCGCAGTTTCAGGTGCTCGGCGGCGAAGTCGCGCAGGTTGTAGAACACCTGGCGCAGTTCCTCAGGGTCGTCGCCCAGCACCACGATGTCGTCCATGTAGCGCGCCCAATGGCGCCGCTTGAGGTCGTGCTGCAGGAACTGGTCGACGGCGTTGCCGTAGATGTTGGCGAACAGTTGCGAGGTCAGGCTCCCGATGGGAATGCCGACGCCTTCCTCGGGCAGCATTTCGCGCAGCAGCCGGCGCGTGGCCGCGCAGTGGATTTTCTTGTCGAGCATCCGGTACAGGGCCGCGTGCTCGACGCTCGGAAAGAACTTCGAGAAATCCGACTTCATGAAGTGGGTCGCCTTGGTGCGGCGCAATTCGGCCTGCACATGACGGACACCCGCGTGCGTCCCTTTGCCGGGGCGGCAGGCGAAGGTATAGGGCAGCATGCCGGCCTCGAAGATGGGCGCGATGATGTTGCAGGTAGCGTGCTGCACCAGGCGGTCCTTGAAGTCCAGGGCGGAAATCATCCGGGCCTTGGGCTCGTAAATCAGGAACTCCCGATAGGGGCCGCGCTTGTAGCTGCCATCCAGCAATTCAGCCTGCACGGCCAGCAGATTGGCGAGGTCGTATTCCTTGAATTCCAGATAACCCCACGTCCGGCGCTTGCCGTTGGAGGTCTTGCGGTAGGCGTCGACCAGGTTGTCCCACGCTGCGATCTGCTGGATTAAATTTCTGTTGCGTTTGCTCATGAAAGAAGTCGGCCGCGCCTTTCCATTTTCAGTAATCAGCGCTCTACCGAACCGCGAAACGTATTTGCCGAAGCAGGACAAAACCGGCTGACCACCTTCGATAACCGAAAGGTCGGCCTGCCAAGCCGTAGCATTGACAGAGCGGGAAGATAAAGTGGACACAGACGCCGCGCGCCCCGATGTTGTTGTTCGAGTTCGTGGGCGAGTTATTCCAATTCGAACAACGAGAACCGGACTCAGTCGTGTTGCCCCAGTTGCCCCCAAGGAGGACGGCGCTATTTCCCGGATTGCCCTTTGCGTCCCACGCGGACTATCCAAGCCCCGAGAATCCGCCCCACCTCCGCTATCAGCACTTGTGCTGTTTCGACCTGATGGGGAGTCATCGCGCGAACTTTTCCACCCGCGAGAAACCGCAACCAAAACCGCAGCATGGCAAGACCGGCGTCCGCTGCGTACAGCTTGCTGACCTGGTTCGACTTGCCCGCCACGATGAATAATTCGACCTGCCCGAGCAGGCACTCCAAAAACATATTGCGTGCTACGCCGTGCGCCCTCGGGAGACTTTGCGCAATGGGATACAGGTACGAAATTACCTTTTCGTACTTCTCCACAATGAGCATTTGGTCGTAGCATTTAACGCCTTCCTCTATTGGTTCCATGCGCTTAGTACAGGCGGGGCCTTTCGGCCCCGCTAATCAAGGATCAGGTGGTCACAGACGCCGCGCGCCCCGATGTGGTTGTTCGAGAACGTGGGCGAGATGGGCCAGTACGAGGCACGCGAACCGGAGTTCGACGTGTTGCCCCAGTCGCCCCCAAGGAGGACGGCGTTTTCCATCTGGTACGTGGAACCACGCCCGCCCGTGTTGGCCGTCCAGCTTGCCGCTGCTGCCCCACCGCCGAACTCGTCGCCCCAGACCCACATGCAGCCAGATGACTGGATGCATCCCCATTTTGAGGTGTAGGCGGCATTCAGGACGGTGCTTCCTTGATCGGTGCCGACAGAACTTGCCTCGGTTGTACCGTAGGCCAACGCGGCAAATTCGTCATAGGTCGGCGAACGCTTGCCCCACGATTTCAGAACTTCATTGGCTTCCCACCAGTTCATACTGGCATAGGCGCTTGTTCCGTTACCGCCGAACTTCGTGGGGATCTTCGGCGGGCTGCTGCCGTCGGCAATGGTCACGTTGTACTTGGATGTGCCATTGGTCAGGTGATCGACACCCAAAAGATAGATGTCAGACCAGAACGAGTCAGCTACCAGCGTCATGCCGCGCGGGTCCGGGCATGCCGGGCGGAACTTCAAGTCCCAGAACGAGTAGGCATTGATGGCCGGCGTAGTGTCACCGCCCGCTTGCGCAGCAGCGTTGCCACCCGGCGCGTAGTGGAATCCGCCGATCTTGCGCCAGTTGCCAGCGCCTGGTGCTGACGTGTGGCTGCTGGATGCCTGAATGGTCGCATCATCTTTGAGCCAGATGGCGTAGTCGGTGCCAGCCGTGAGCGTCGGCATGGTGATTGCGGTATCGGCTGCAAACTGCACCAGCGTACCGGCCACATCAACTTTGGTGCCTGCCTTGATACTGGCAGCGCCGGCAGCGGTTTTGGTGAAAGCAACGGCTGCCGGATCTGCTTTGACAAACAGGCCGTAGGCCGGAACAGAGGCAAAGCCGCCGCGCGGCACGGTGACATTGACGTTCCCGGCGCCATCTTCCGGGACAAGGGTGATGGAGCCGCTGGCTGAATCAAGTTGCATGGACATGGTTTTCTCCTGTTAAAGCGATGATCCTGCTGCGTACTTGCGCACGATCAGCAGCGTTGTGCTTGGGACGGTCAGCTTGACGCCATGATTGACGCGCAGATTGCGGCCCGTCTCGTACTCGGTGTCCGCGTTCAATGTGGTGTTTGCTGAAATGGTCTTTGAGGCATAGCCAGACGTGAGTTCTGCTGAAATGACGCCTGTTGCAGCGTTGTACGACACGGCTCCGGTCGCGCTCAATGCTGCGCGGGCGCGTGCCGTGGTGAAGTAGAGGTTGGTCGCGCCTTCGGTCAGTGAATCGGTCGTGCCTGGTGATGGGCTGATTTCCACGTAGGCCGATCCAGACCAGCGATAGGTCTTGTTGGTGTCCAGTGCCACATAGATTTTTGCCGTCTCACCGATGGCCGGAAAACCTGCTGTGTTGGCGTACTCAAGAACGTCGTCGACATAGGACGGCAGATACGCGGCAGGCACTTTGCTGTCCGCGCCAAGCGGTGCGATGCCGTTGGCTGCGTTTTTCTGCGCTGCATCCAGCGGGGTAAATCCCAGCGCACCAGTCACGTCGGTGCTTTGCAGCATGACGGCGCCAGTGCGACCGAACACGCTTTGTACGGGTGCTGCTGCTGCGGCCTGCGTGGTATCGGTGAAACTGTCCAGCGTGCCCGCCGTAACACGCATCTCAAGACGCGAACCTACCGGCCAGATGCGTGCCGTGGTGCCCTCCTGTGCCCGTTCGATGGTCAGGCCATCCGTGGCCCGTGACGTGCACTTCACGACTTCCCATGCCGTCTCTGCCCCATTGCCATCCAGCAGGATCAAAGTGGCCAGGAAGTGATCGCCGCCACTTGGCGCAGGGAAGCGTGCGCCTTGGCCGGTGGCCAGGGTTGCCAGCGTCCCGGCTGCCGACAGTTCGGCGGCCAGTGAGGCAAAAGCATTGTTCTTGAAAACCTGTGTCATGTCAGATGTCCTTCACCTTGACCTTGAATTCGTCCTGCTTCACGCGCCCGTCTGCCGTGGTCGCGGTAACGGTCAGCTTGTAGGTCGTACCGGTGGCGCCGCCCGACACCCAGATCTTGATGCGGGGGTCGTTGATGAAAGTCGATTCAACCGTCAGGCCGGTGGGCGTCACATCGACGGTGGCCGACTCCACGTTGTCGCCTGCGGTCAGCCATTCGCTGTAGTCGATGTCGTAATCCACGACTTCGACCGGCTGCTTGTTGAAGTTCCCGAGGTTCATGCTGTCACCACCATCAATCGTTCTTCCGTGGAAACGACCATGGCGCGATCTTCCTGCCCCACGATCATGTAGCGGTCATCCGGCGCCCGGATTTCCGAGTTGGCCAAGGCGTAGGCACGGCCTACCAAAGCAGTAGCCAGCACGTCGGCGACGTGGGCCTGCTGGATTCTGGTGGCCGTGCTGTCCAGCGTAACGGCCATGGCCAGAGAGCCGGTGGCGCTGGCGGCAAATGCCACGCTGGCGAATGCCTGCTGATCTGCACCAAGGGCCAGCACGCCGTCTGACATGCCCCAGTGCTGCATGCCGAACACGATGCCCTCGGCCAGCGTGGCGCCAGCCGTTGCGCCGTCCTGATTGGCCATGGTCATGCGCACGCCAAGCGCCTGCGCGACAGTTGCGGCGGCGGTGCTGGTGCCGGTGGCCACATACTTGATGCGGGCCTTGGGGGCGTAGGTCAGGCTTTCGGCCTGCGCGGAGGCGCTGGGCATCACCACGCGGGTAGCGTCTGCCGTGGCGGTCGCGGTGGCCGTGCCGCTGGAGGTCGGTCGGTAGATGTGCGTGGAAGCAATCGGCTGGGCGGTGTTGGTCGCCGTGCCGCTGGCCCGTGCCGAGTAAATGATGAAACTGCCAGCGCCCGACATGCCGTTGCCGAAATCGAACGATCCCAGCGTGGCAATGATCTTGGTTTTGTCCTGCTCGACCGTGGCGGTGGCCGTGGAGGATGACAGGCTGTAGCCGTCATGCTCAAAGTAGGTGTTGCCGTTGCGCTTGACGGAGGCCTCGCCCCACGATGGCCCTGAGAACCCGTAGGTCAGCAGGACGATGGGGTAGCGCGTCACATCGCCAGAGGCGGTGGCATTGGCTTCGCAAAGCGTGTTGGCGCGGCCAGGGTGGATGATGTGGGCCTGCGCCAGATCGACAGTCGATACGGCGGTGGCCAGTGCCTCGCCGATGGCCTGCGCGGTCAGCGCGTCGGCGGTACAGGTGGCATCGCCCCCTGCTGTGGCCCAGACATCGCGCCGTACTGCGCCGTTGCCAGTAGCGTTCGCCGTGGCTACGCTGGCGCCGGCAAACTTGAGCGTCGGTTCGATGCTCGATGAAACGCTGGCCGTGCCGGTGGCACGCGCCTGAATGGTGTGCGTCTGGGTCAGCGATACCGAGACGGCAGCATCGCCGAAGGCCGCAGCGTAGGTGGTGCGGGTCGGTTCGCTGCTGGCGACGGTGGCGGCGGCAGCGGCAACGACAACAGCACGGACTACCCAAGAGGGAAGTGCCGTGCCGTTGATCGAGATTCCGTTAACTGCCCCGTTCACGTCACGTCAGGATTGAGGAAACCTCAACCCTTTAGTCAAGACCAAAGACGATCGCGTTGGCGGCAAACGAAAGCACGTCGCCGGGGGAGAGCGTCTTGGAGGCTGACAGTTGGGCGTAGAACAGGCGGTTGCCGTTGGTGGCAGCGTCGTACAGCGCCAGATGGGTGATGGTCACGCTGGCCGAAGCATTGCCGTTGGCCGGGAATGTCAAGGCGCCGACATTCTTGGTCTGGCCGTTGGCATCCAGTGCCGTCCAGGTGGCCGACTGACGAGCGTAGCCGGTGTAGGCCGTCTCGGTGCCGCCTGTTGCTTCGCCCGGATCGGACTCGAACAGTGCGACATAGACGGTCGTCGGGGGTGTAATTGCGTTGTTGCGCAAAAAGTGCTCGACGATCTTTTCTTCGAGGTAGTTGGAAAAAGCGCCCATTTCATTGCTCCTTTCAGTTAGCGGGTGTTAGGCGTGACGTTGGGGTTGGCCGGAGCCATTGAATTGGGGTTCGCCCCCACTTCCACCTTCGCCTTGCCGGTCAGCGCAGCGATATAGGCGTTCTGGTGCGTAGCTGCCCTGTTCTGGTCGGCTGCGTATTCGGTGTCCTTGCTGTAGGCGCGGTACAGGATGTAATCGACCAGCACGTTCTGGTAGATGTCGTCCAGCGTGATCGGGCCGTTCAGCGTGGCGTCAGCCGGCGCCGCGCCATAGACCATCTCGACATAGCCCTGATTGGCGGCGGGCTGCGGCGGATAGACGTAGAAGTTCTTGGGATCGAGCAAGGAATAGACGTAGTGTTTGGCCTCAGCGGCAGCCGTGGCGATGTGCCAGTTCGGTACCTGCGCGTCCAAAATCTCACGCATGACGATGCGAATGGCGCGGCCTGGTGTGTTGCCGTCCGTGCCCATGTTGCGCACCACGTCGATCAGTTGCACGCCGTCAGCGGGCAGGCTCTGCTTAGTGCCTGCGGTCATGCGCACGGCCAAGTTCTTCACATGCGAGTTCGGCTTGAGAATGACGACTTCCCGCTGCCCGTCGTTGAGCCAGCCCAGCAACTCATCGGCCACGGGCCAGCGCACGCCGGTCACGTCTTGCAGGATGGTTTGCGCCTTCTCAATGACGCTGCTGGCGATGATCGTTCCCATGGGTTTGTCCTCAGTGTTGCGCCGTCACGCGCTGCGGTGCGCTGCCCAGCGCGGACACGGCAGAAGCGCGGGCATTGGCAATGCCGACCTCGAACTTGGTACGGCGGTCGGCACCGTTCTGGATGTCCGTCCAAGGCTTGTTCGGCATCATCATCAGCTTGGCAAGCGCCCCCTCGGCCAGCACGTAAAGGTACTGGTTGAAGATCCACTTCGGAAAGCTGGTGGCGGCCTGCGACGGTTGCAGCGCGAGCGTCAGCGTCAGGCCAGCCGTGATGTTGGCATCCGGCAGCGCGGCCAGAATCACCTGCTCGGTATCGACCTGCGTGAAATACTTGGGGCGGGCGGCCACGGTACGCCAGCGCGGAATTTCCTTGTTCAGCCAGGCCACGTCCTTGGGTGCCAGTGGCACGCCATCAAGCTCTGCGGCAATGACGCTGGCCACATCGGAGCCTGACAGCGGTTCAAGGTCGTAGGCGCTCTCGCCAGCCACCACATCCAGCGGATCGGGCAGATGCTTCCAGATCCACGAACCGGCGCAAAACTCGATGACGGTACGCTTGATGGCGTTTTCCGTCACCGGGTCGGACGGATCGGCGGCCAGATAGGGCAGCACTTCGTCCAGCAGTTCGGAATACTTGATGTTGGCCAAGGCTTTGCCCCCAGTGTTGTCGGTCGATTATGGAAGCCGGCTGGCTATTCGACTCAGGCGCCCAGCTCGTGCTGCCATTCCTCGATCTGGTCGATCATGGTTTTTTTGTTCATGGCGGGATCAAGCTCCTTGTCCCACGTCTGCTTGGCCAGCGCGGTCAGTTCGGCCTTGCTCATCTTCTCCAGCGGCTTCTTGAGGTCGTCCGGGTCGATGCTCACGGGTTCGCCGTCCTCGTCCTTGCCCTGGATGGATACCGGTGCCTCGACGGCTGCGCGGTCGGATTCATTGGCCAGCGCCCACTGGTCGGGGTATTTCAGCAGCAGCTTGGCCTGTGCGTCGGTCACTTCCTGCACGTCGCCCTTGCCCGCCCAGCACTTGCCGGAATGCGCGACGTTATCGAAGGCGTGCGGCTTGTTGCCGACATAGACGACTTGTACGAGGTTGCTCATGGTGATCTCCTTGTGTTCAACAAAAACGGGGGCAGCCCAAGCGAATGAGCCGCCCCCGCGTCATTGCCGTTCGCGGGTCAATTACTTGCCCTTGAACTCGAAGCTGACAATCACATCGAGCGTGCCGGTTTGCGCAGCGCCTGCCACGGTTGCCGTGATGTAGGCGTCGTAGGCCAGCGTGACCGGCGCAAACGCGCCGCGAACACTGCCCGCAGCGGTGGCAACGTCGATGTCGTTGAAGAACGCATTGGCGGTGCTGCCAGCTTCACCATTGACATACTCGAAGCCGATGTCGAGCACGGCGCCAGCGCCGCCCAGGTCATCGAAAACCGCTTGCATGTCGTAAATCTTGGTGCCGGCGTACAGCTTGACCAGGCGAACCTTGTCGCCGATTTGGGCGGACGACAGTTCAACTTGACCGTGAGCGTAGGCGGCGGGGCAATCGCCGCTGTACTGCACGTCTTGGAGGGTGGGTGCATTGATGGTGGCCATCTCAGTTTCCTTTTCAGAAGTGGGGGCCGAAGCCCCCGTTAATCCTCAATCCGTCAGATTCAATCGAGAAAATCTCGATTAGGAACCCAGCAGGGTACGGCCAGCAGCCGATGCGGG